ATTTTCTTGCTTCACTTTGAAGAACAGTATGTTCTGTTCCTATGGGAGCATCATTTTTTTTGTATGGTACTTCACCTTGTGGTATTACCCATTCTATTTTTGGGTCAAAAGATGCTTTTAATATCATTCTTAATGAACTGTTATCATTTATTATTAGTATTGCTACCTTTTCTGCTTTTGTTTTTGCCTTATGTACTTTATCAAGTACTTCTGAAAACAATAATGTTACATTGCCATTTGCCATTTTAAAATTCTCCAATTTGTTCAGTTAGACTTTTCAGCCTTTTATCTATAAAATATTTTAATAGTTTACTTCTGTCACCACAAGTAGCACTCTTAAAATCATCTAAGATTTCTTCTTCTAATTTTTCTGGTATGTTATCCAAATTAATTAGTATGTCATTCCTTTGATAATTTCGTTTCACTTCATCATCTAAATCATCAATATCTTGAGCCATTATACTCTGCATCTTTTTAGATGTCAAGGGTCTTTGCCTTAAATTATCTGTAAAAGTATGGTCGGGTGATAATACATTTGGAACGCCATCTGACTTATCACCTTTTAGTATATGTTCTTTTATATAGACAACTGCGTCAACACCATTTATATGTTTTTTTGTAATTGGACTATACTGTTTTACATTATTGTATTTTTGTAATTGTATAAAGTCTTTATCACCAGACACAATCATGATTTTTTCATTTTGATAATGTTTACATAGTGTTGCAATTACATCATCAGCTTCTGCCCCATAAGTTTCAACAACTTTATAAGGTAGAAATTCTCTTATTTCATCTTTTATTTGATTCAGAACTTCAAAGATACTATTCCAATCTTTACCATCCGATTCTCTATTCTTTTTACGATTAGCTTTATATTGTGGGAATATTTGTTTACGCCAATATGCCCTTGAATCATAAGTGAGAACTATCTCACCATAGTCTTCGTTAAACATTGTCCTATACATTCGTACTGAATTTAATATCATATGTCTAACCATTTCATCATCTAACTCACCTTTATTTATATGCAAGTGCATCATTAAAGATGCTAAAGAGATTTGATTCATGTCAACTAATATCATATTAAATTCCTAGTTTAGAAAGGGTGACCCGAAAGTCACCCCACTAATTCTTAATTATTTAAGAAGCGAATTGTACGCCATTACCATAAAGTGCTTTAATTCCAGCAGCGATAATTGTTTTATCTGCTCTGCCGTTCATTAGCACTGCACCTACACCAGCGTTAATAATTGCTTGTGTTGGTTCACCCATACGATATGATGTTCCACTAGCAGATTTGTTAGTGTAAATCATATAACCTTGACTTCTTAATTTGTCCACCATTGCTTGTGGTGAAGTTAGGTCAAATGTGTTTCTTAATTGTGTCCAAGTGACTGTATCGCCTCTTTCAAACGCATTAATTACTCTTTGTGTTTTTGATAGTTTCTTTCTACCCATGTTATAATCTCCTATGATTATTATTGTTTACGACTAAGTTAAAGCCTCGTATAGTCATATCGGCTACTACATTATTGTAATTCGTTTTAATCTTTATCTTTATCTTCATCATCTTTACCATGAAGTTTTTCTGTTCTCAAATTATGTAAAGAACCTTTATCTTTTTTTTCTTTATCCTTATTCCAATTTGTGACATCTTCTAATATGTTTGAAGCATCTTCTAATTCTGTATCTGATTCAAATACTATTTCTGATTGGTCATATTCTTCTTTTATTTCTTCTGCCATATCAACTAAGTCTGCTAATAATGGTGCATCAAATTTTGAATAATGTAAATCTACACCATCTTCTGATTCTGTTTTCTGTGGTGCCATTATATTATCAATTAATCCTTGTACTATATGTGGTATTTTTTCTTGTCTTGATATAACACCTTTAATAGTTTCAGATAAAAATCCAATATCTAAGATAAACTTTTCATCTGCAATATCATAACTATTTTCTGATAAAGTATGAATTAATTGTACCATAATATTTTCAGTTATAATATCAACTCTTGAAAGTTTTTCTTGCATTTTTAATGTAGTATTATTTTTGTCTAATGCCTTATTATACTTTTCTTTAATCCATTCACCATTATTTTCTACTGGTGTCTGACCCCAAGGCCCTACAACTACATTATTATTTTTATCTTTTTCATCTGTCATGATATAATTTTTTTCTCGACTGGTACAATTGCACCAATATAATTCAAATAATTATCTCTGATATCTGTTTTAGGTTCATTAACTGTTATTATATTTTCTTCTTTAATATTAAATTCTTCATTCTCAGCGAATGGTATAAAAGGTGAAAAATATAATTTACTCTCTTGACTTGCACCAGGATTCTGAGCCATTGGTATAAGTACAAAAGGTTTTTTTATTGTAGTTATTACATCATCCGAGAATGTCACTTCTGCTACAATATCTTCGCCTGTAGTTAGGCGTAATAATTTTACATTTGTCATTTTATCTCCCTGTTTTTTTCCTATAATTTTTTCTATAATTATGTGGCCCTGGTGTTTCATTTAGTTTTCTCAACCATCTTTGTCTACCAGCTGCTTTTGATAATCTTTTTCTTTCACTTTTCTTTGTAAAGAATTGTCGCTCATGTGTTTCATTTAGAACTCCAGCTTTAAGAACTTTTCTTTTAAATATTCTTAATGCTTTACTAATATCATCACCATGAACTTTTACACCTAACCCAGGTACTTTTTCTTCTGGTGGTTTTTTCTTAAAGTTTTTTTTCTGTTCGTAATTATGAACTGAAAACCTTTGTCTTGGTTTACCTGAACTTGCTTTCAATTAAGTTTCTCCATTTACATCTTTATACAACTGGTCTGTCATTTCATATATGACTGCCAGTGCATCATACTTGTCTTCTAATCCAATGATACCTAATGTATCTAAATTGTTATCTAGAATTTGTAGTGCATCATCTTCGGATATATCACCACCCACAAGTTTTTGAGCAGTGACCGATAAAATATTATCGGCCTCATCCATATACATGTCTTTCACAGCTCCCATTATGCAGCCTCCAACATAACCAATGGTACTCTATATGTTCTACCATTATCCATATCAACTACGGCATTCTTCTGTAAAACTTTCCTTACTGTACCTGGTGTTTTCTTTGTTTTTTGTACCATGAAAACTTTCGTTCCTGGTTTAAATAACATCTTTCCATTCATGACCATTAACTCACGAGCAAAATCTACGACATCATTCAACCCAGAATTGTCTAGTTTTTTCATTTCATTCATTAGTGTTTTATTCATTTTGACCTCTCTTGTCTTTTTTCATCTTATGTACCCATTGTAACAGGTTGAAACAACTATTGTCAAGGGTTAATTTGATGTTGTTAATGAGAATCATTCTCATTTAGAATCATCCATACATTTGGCCATCTACATTTGAATTCATATTTGAAGTCAATATAGTCAATATAAGAATCTATCCAATTTTTATAGGGTATAGTTTCTATATCATCTACTAATAGATTTCCACTATCTATTTCTGGTTCTTGTGGAATTGATAATTGTATTATTTCACTCATATTTCCTCTCTTTTTATGATTATGTAGCCAGTATGACAGGTCATACAACTATTGTCAATGGTTAATTTAGAGTATATTAGAGTTTACTTATATGAGAATGATTCTCATTTAGAGGGTTTATAGATAGTGATTAATTCTTCTTTTCCTTTGACTTTGATTTTATCAACTTCTACAGATTTGATGGTTTTGAGTTTTTCCATAGTATAGGAAGAATATAGAGTAGACACGATACCACCATCTTCAGTCTTGTAGTTTCTTGTAGCTGCCTCTAGTCTAGCGGCAAGATTGACGGCATCTCCAATGACTGAATAATCGAATCTAGTATCACTACCCATATTACCAACTATACATGTTCCTGTATTGACACCAGAACCTATGTTGATATCTGGCAGTCCTCTTTCTTTGAAATCTTTTTTCAATCTTTCTGTTTCCTCTGCACATTCAATAGCAGTCTTGACTGCCATCTCGGCATGGTCTTCACAATCTAAT